TCTTCTAAACCAGCTTTAATCGCAGCATACTTCTCAGGATCATCGCCTGTACCATTGATGATAAGACCATTGCGACCATCAAATGCAAGGCTCTGTCGCAATTCAGTCATACTTTTTGCGCGTTTACGAATTGCATTGCGCTTATCATCTTCACTAGCAGGCATTGTTTTATCAAGACCTTCTTTATCCATCAAATATTCAAATGCTTTATCTGAACTGATTTCGGTTAAACCATGCCCTGCTAGTGTATTGTCTAGCACATAGTCTTTACCAGAACCAGGACCACCAGCGAGAAATACAGCCTTGAAAATAGCTTTGTCGTGAACACCCTCTACTAATAGATGTTCGAATTGAGTATCAATGTCTTCATTGGTTTTCATACTGCCGCGAACATCGTTATACAACTCTTTTGCGTGTTCGTGCTTTACATGACCAGGAATGCCTTTGCGGAATTCTTTGAAGTTACCTGCTGCTGCATGACCACGCATTTTGCTTGCAGACATACCTGCGGTGCCTTCTGCATCGGGGTCTCTTTCACCTGCTGAATGCACTTGAATGTGTTTGAAATTGAACAATGCACCCTTATGAGTGCCATTGTATTTGTGTAGAAGTTTATGGTATTCTTCGGTTCTATCTGAACCAGCTACCATGTGTAGATGAGTTACGCCTTGCTTATGAAGTTTTGCAGCTTGTGATAAAAAGTTTGGACTTTCTTTATCAGAGGTGCTGATATTTGTATTAGGAAAGAATCGTTTGGCGTGCTTGACTTTTTGTTCTGCTGAGAGAGGATTCTTAGCTTTGTCTTGCGAGTGTGAAAGGACAACATGATGGCTACCGCCTACTTCTTTAGCAACATCTTTGACTTTTTTGACTAGAACTTCATGCCCTGTGGTAGGCGGATTCATGCGGCCAAACGCTAAAACCGCGTGTTTTTCCTTTTGTTCTATCAGAAAATCTATAAATCTCATGTTTCCGCCTCTACAGCAGTTATTAATGATGTATTTATAATATTAATCTGTTCGGATTATAAACATTTCATCTGATTTTGGTCCACCAATTTCCATCGGTCGTTTGTTAACAATAGCACCCTTCTGAAATACAACAATACTGTCATAAAAGGTCATGCTGGTTGTTGACCTAGTAAAATCTGTAGGTTGAATTGCGCCGCGGGTGTGATCTGCATTCAACATATCAATTAGATTTTTAGAGACATTGTTGATAGATTCGGGTACATTTAGCCCACCACCATGAGAATCCCAGTATGCAGCATGAGTGTCTTCAATGAGATACATCCCATTTTTATCAATCATTGGATATAGATTCTGAAAAGTTTTGTTGACATGGTTTACATGATGGCTGCCATCGTCTATCACTAAATCAAATGCACCAAATTCATCAATCAAACTCTTTAGAAATACTAGATCAGATTGATCACCGATACGAATACTCATACCTTCCTGTTCGTGCAGCTTACATTCGGGATTAATGTCGATGCCCACAATCACAGAATCTGGATGAAAGTATTTTCTCCACATCTCTAATGAACCACCATTCAGAACACCAATCTCAAGCAACTTGATTGGCTTGTCTCTGAGTGGACTAAAATGTTTCTCATAGACAGGAAAGTAATGCGACCACTTTGTAATCTTCTTGCCTTCATTATTATTAAAATATTCCCATAGATCCATTAGTATATCTCCAGTTCACCTGTACCAGCTACAATGCCAGAACAGCTTATGTTATGAAATTCATGTATGTAATTCTGATTTAAATTCTTATAATGTGCGTGTTCAGTATCTATTCTATAATTTTGCACATCATTAAAAATTTTCTGTTGCGTCTCCATGTAGTCAATGATTAACGACGGACAAAACGAATACATTCTAGTTATATAGAGATGATCGGTTATGCTTTCTTTCTGTTCAGTTGGCAACCATGATGCAAGTTTCTGTTTGAAAACATACTTACCACATAGATTATCGTAGGTGCGTATGTCGAAAGTATCAAGTAAAAAACTTCTAGCAGAAAATTTAAATATTCTCTTTACGCTATGCATTTTCTTCATCAACATTGGATTAGACCTCAACATAGCCAATGTTTTTGACAACATAACAATTTCAGCTTGACTTTTTAATCCATGTGTTGCAAAATGATTTACATCAGCATCTTTTTGCCACCAGATACTGTGATCACATAGAGAATTAATTTCTTGAACTTTATCGTTTGATATTTCTATTGGTGAACCATCAACAAACAAAATGATTGCATCAGGAACTTTACTACGAATATTCTTTAGAGATTCGACTGTTTGCTTCATTCTATTTTCTTCAGTAACAATACCAATATTAGCATTCAATGCTGATGTTACAATGAATAGATTAGTATTAGGTATCAAACTCATTGATGCCATTCCATGTCTGGAAAGAATTGCACAGTTTTTAATACCATATTACTTGGTGCATTGTATGTATTCATTACTAATTCTGCTACATCTGTTGGATTAAGAAGTTTACTTGTATCTGCATGAAAACCTAAATTATCCCATAATGGTGTATTGATGCCACCAGGATGAAAACTTGTAACTTTAATACCCTTCTCTTTTAATTCTTTACCTAAAACACCAGCAAACGCAGTCAACCCATACTTTGTTGCACAATAGATAGATTGATTTTCTATTTCTTCTAGACCGGCAACAGAGTTGATAAAGAAAATCTTTGATCCCTCTTTCATCAATGGTAACAATTGACTGGTCAAAATCATTGGTGCTTTTAAGTTTGTATCAATCATCTTGTTTATATTATATGCAGATTCTTTTTCAAATTTCTGAAGTGAGAATGATGCAGCATTATGAATTAAAAGGTCAATAGGTTGATTGATAGCAACACTAAAATTTATGACTGATTGTAAATTTGTAATATCACAGTTATGGTGTGAATAATTAATGTGGTGTATCTGATCTATAAATCTGCTTCTTGATAGACCCATAACACGAAATTCATTTTTCAAAAAACATTCAGCAAGTGAACGACCAAGTCCACTACTTGTTCCAGTAATTATCGCAGTTTTCATATATCCTCGAAAGTATTCATTGCACTAATTAATTCTTCTTCTTTAAGATTGTTTATGATTACACAACTACCTATGCCTGTAGGAATAGGAATATACTGATTACCATTTCGGTGTCTCATGGTATCTTCAAGTGCAGACAAAACAAGTTCTTTGTTACCAAAATCTCTATGCCATGTCGGTAACTTTAAATTTTTAGCAGTATTAAATATGCGTTTCAGTTCATCTTCAGTAATAAAACCACGATTAAATGCTATGCATGAAGATAACAAACAATCTAATACTACTGCTTCACCATGTTTCATTGTCTGAATGTTATTCATTTCAATCAGAGGACTAAAGGTATGTCCAAAATCTACTGGTCTTTCTAAATCTTTTTCCCATAGATTTGGCTGCAACTCATCAATCATACCAGTAATAGCCATATTGATAACACGAACAGGTATAGCACCAAGTTGAAATTTTTCTCTCAATAATTGATCATAATTATTCTCAAGCAATTCAAACAGTTCTTCAGATTTGATTACGCCAAGTTTGAATATTTCTGCAAGACCATTGACGATCTCTCTTTGAGATTGTGTTGCAATAAATTTCTTATCAATCAAAGTGGCAATCGGTGGATAGTAAGCACCAATTCTATTTCGGCGATCAAAATGATTTGCTGCGACCTTGACACCAACTGATGCATCTACGATGGCAAGAAGTGTGGTTGGAACTTTGACATATGGAATGCCACGGCGATAGATACTGCAACAGAAACCAACAAGGTCAAGTAGAACACCACCACCAATTACGATAATGGTTTCTCTCCTCAATACACCTTCGTCTTCAAAGAATTTAAGGATCTCATCGGTGTGTTTCCAATCTTTATTTTCTTCTACTGCATCTATGACCTTCAATTTCAAATCAAAAGAAATAGATTCAAAGTATTTTTTTAGATTGTTACCATATAATTCATTGACTGATTTATCAATAACAACCAAGCGGCGTTTGCTTGTACCATACTCAATTAGGTCAAGATTTTTAGGATCAAAAATATCATTAGAATAATGGATTGTAAAATTAATTGGAAGATGTGATTCAACATTCCAAGTTCTTTTGTAATTATTAAAATTCACTAGCACATTATTTTTCATTAGAATATATGTCTCAATAAAGAACACGCATGAACATAGAAATATTTAGCCTTATCTATATCACCCGCAGCCAACTTAAACGGAAGCATACGAATGAACTGTGTTGCTTCTAATACATCTACAATTTGTTTTGTTTTAGGTTCTGCAATCTGACCTTCAAATAACTTATTAAACTCTCGAAAATTCTTAGGCACAACAATATCACACTTCACCACATTTTCATTTACACTAACTTCACCATCATTGGTGATACCATAACAACTTCTTGAGCATTGTAGAACCTGTGCATAGTCTAAGAACCTGGTATCAATAACACTTTCTTCATATGGATCAACAAATTTAACAGCATCATCGGTAAACGAATACATCATATTTTCAAGTGTTGGATTTCCATGTATTGATTGTTCGTCAATTAATTTCATCTCAGAGAAAAAGTTATGCAACTCATCTACATAATTTGTAATACCATGGACTATATCACCAAAATACTGATATGTTCCGCAATTAAAAAATTCTAGAAACTCAGGAAACTTTTTTGCATCTTCTAGTTTTTGTTCTACTTCTTCTTTAAAATATAAGAGTGGCGCACCAAAAATTGGGTCATGTGAATACCGATGCATTACAGAAAATGCATTCCATATTGCAGTATTTATTTTATGCAACTCTTTATCTGTTAATTCTTGTTCAGCAAATATTGTCTTAATATCTTTATATGTTTTTAGATACTCTAGGTCAAAATAAGCCTGATTGCCATCAACGCCCAGTTTAATTATTTGTGGATACAAATAAGGAAAGTCTGTATTGTATCTTTGTAACTTTTTCAACTGTGAATACCAACGCATATATCCATATTCACGATTGTCTTTTGTATTTACCATCTTGCGAACAAATTTACCTTTTTCATTCTCCATCAGATAAGTTGAACTCAATGAACCACCTTTTAATTTAATCATCGTTTCATTGCCTGTTTTGTTATTTCAAGTCCATATTCTTGTGGAGTACCAAGAACTATAGTTTCATGTTGACTTGATAGATCATTTAGATTAACAGAATAACCTTTAGATATCATATATGATAGTAGATTTGCAATATACATTTCTTTACCTGTAAAGCTGTTTAGCAAATTATCAAAGATATCTTTATAAAATTCTGCACTGGTAAACCCATATAGACCAGAACTTGCAAATGGTGTTATTGCTGATTTTTCTACAACATCTGTTACAAGACCTTCTCTTGACCTAACATATGAATAGTTTGGATTATTTGCAACGAATACATCTACATATCCATCTGCAAACTGAATATGTTTTAATTCTCTACCAATCAAAAGAGTATCAGCATTATGAACGAATAATGGTTGTGATGAGTCTTTTACTGCTGACGCCCCAATGTATGCAGTATGGGCTTGACCATTGGTGTCACCAATATACAAAACATTTCTATCGTGCAGACCAAGTGGTGCAATAGAGTCTAACAATTCTTTTCTAAAATAATTATCTCTCTTATTTGCTACCAAAACAACATCATCAAAATGATCCAATTCTTTAAGTATTGTATGGATAATTGTGTTGTCTTGCCAAGGCAGTAGATATTTTGGTATATCAAAACCTACATCATGGAATCTGGTATTCAAACCAGCCATGCATATTACTAACGAAGCCATTCTTCAAAGTCCTCACGAATTAAACTGTGCCAAGTTCCATTATATTGTCCTGGTGGAAATGGATGATTAACATCACAATACATAAGATTATCACCAACTAGATTATATAACTTCCAATTAGCACTCATCATATCTTCACACATATACTGCGCCCCATCACTATAAAAATCATCTATATGACAAAAACATCTAGCATAATTATCCATATTCTCTGATGATGAAAAAGCAAACTGATCATTACCAAAATCACGACCTGGTGTCATACGACAATTTGGAATATACAACTTTGAATTATCTAATACCTCAAATGGAATGTAAGTGTTAATAGCAAAATCAAACCGTGTGCGAATGACCCAATCAAAGATCATATTGTTTTCTTTCTCATATTGCTTTTTCAATTCATTGCAATGAAAGATAGCATACAGTTGAGACCAGGTTGACAATTTTGCATCTTTTACTTTCCAGTTTGGCTGAGGAGGCGGAAATCTAGTATACAGAGAAAGATCAGGAACAATTGGTTCTCTTACTACAGATAAAGCAGGTTTATATGGGTTATCAAATTCTTCACCCCATGAAAAAGTAAAAACTGTAACATCGTTACCAGTTAGGATATTCTTCTCCACATAAGGGAAAGCAAGGTCAACAGACCTTGGCTGACCACTTATACACAATGCAATTTTCTTAGCCATATTTTGCCTCAATGATTTTGCGCCACTCTGGTACTCTATCATATTGATGGACAATTGTAAAGGGTAATCCGGTTGATGTTGTAACTTCACCATCTTTCATTATAGGAGAAGGCTCCAGAAGAAAAGGTCTAAACTCATCAACTTTCGATGGATCGGCAGTTGTACCTAATTGTGCAGCCCACCCATCTTCTGATTTACTATACACAGAGGTTTCAAGATATGGACTCATTGAAACTAAGAAGTTGAATGTTGATTGATCGCAGATAGGTATTGGTCGACCCATAGATGCAGCAAAGATATTGATAGCCAAATCACGCATTGCAAACCCACGACCACCAAGAACACCAACATTATAGATTACATTATCTTTGAAATGATCATAGATGTAATTTGCATATGTTTCCATGAGGTTTTGGTTACCCCATGCTTCATCTTTATATCGAATACTCTCGGATGCAAACATAAGATTTTGATCTTCACCAAGATTCTTTTCGAGGTACTCAATAGGATTTCTTTGAAAGATAACATCCTTCACATCGGTTGTAATGACATACCGATAGAGTTTATCTGATAGAAAATTGTGAATGTGAAGAAATCGTTCGGTATGAATTGGCATACCAGATTGATGCTTTAGATTACCTTCATCGTCTTGAACGAAGCCAATGATTTGTACACCAGCTTCATGGACTTTCTTTACTGTATCTTTATCACAGTTCATCAGAATCAAAGCGATATCGCCTTTGAATCCTGACATTTTGATGGAATTGATCCAGTATTTTAATTTGTTCCAATCATAGTTGGTGCTTGCACCAATAATCAAGTCTTGTTTTTGCATAATATACTCCAAGTGTTATAATACTTATCCTCTGGTTAGATTTAGTACCTTTTGAATTTGCGCTTCTAAAATTGTTTTCCTATTTGGCCACTTAATGATAGGTTGATCTGCTGTCTTCAACAACTTGGTCAAAAACGGTAGTATGATTTTCTCTACTTGTTGTAATCTGTCCTTATATTCTTGAACAGTATCTTCTTTCTCTGCGATAACAGAATTGTATTCTTCCTCATCGGTCGCGGTAAATCCAAAATCATCATCACCATATTCTTTCATTATCGCATTAATGTCGAACTTAATATCTGGCATATAAACCTTTATAATAAGTTAGTGCTTACTTGTTCCAAGCTTTTGCTGCCGAAAAATTGGCAAGCGAAAACTCAAGTCTATCTACTAATTTGACAGCGTTACCCCTCAATTTATCAACAGCAACAAAACCTTCTGGATTAGTAACCTTAAACCCATCATCAGTTTTCAAAAATGTTCCTGTGATCTGAGTCAACTGCTGCAACTTTTTGATTATCATGTTCTTAGCCAATACGATATCATTTTGAATATCAAAAATCTTTTGCAACTCACCAGCATAACTGCGAAAGAAACGCATCATTTCATTCTTCTCAGCGATTCGTTTCTTCTTAGTGTCTTCTTTCTTTGCAGCTAGAATTTCTTTGTTGTGCTTATCTTCTATCCATTTTATCAGTTCGCGTGTATGTTGTGTGGTATTCTTAATTGCTTCACCCGCACGAACTTTGGTATTATTGAATGTTTTTATCTGAACCTGTAGAATACTACTAGAAGCGATACGATTTAGCACCAATGAACTGATTGTTCTGAATCTGTTACCCGCATCTGATAGCACACGGTTAATTTGTTTAGTCTCATCTTCAGTAAATGTAGCAGTACCTGATGCATCAACAAAGTATGCGTCACGGAACCAAACATCCTTCGTTCTTGTTAAGTTATTAATATCTATGTTGAATGAAGCCTTCATATCATCCATAGACTTACCTGTGTATGAAGTATGAAAAACTATTCCCATTTGTGCTGCAAGCATCATAGTAGCTAACTTAGAATCAGCTGGTACAGCATATACGATGGTATTTGGTTGAAAGGTAATGTAATCTTGCCCATCAATCGTTTCTTCTTTTATGTCGCCTTTTGCAAACATCATATCACCCTGCAAGATACCTTTGATACCAAGCTTTGGTAGATAACGCAAAGCAACTTTTAGTTTTGCATTTAGACCTTCGCCTTTATGATTCTCATCAATATCAGCATTGGTATAATTCAACTTAGGATTTGCATTGAATACACCTTTTGTGCCAACAAAGAATTTACCATTATCTGGATTGATGCCGCAGAATACAGCTGGTGCACCATCCCATTTTGTAGTAACATTCACCCTTGATTCTGAATGACCAGCAAGCATATCTCTTAGAGACATTAGAAAATTAATTGCATCTCTAGTGCCAACGACACCACGATTTAGAACCTCGTCTTCAAGGTGTTCTAGATGAAGATTGGCACCTTCTTTTTTTGATTCGGTTATGTATTCTGAGAATTTCATATTTTAACTATTACGCCTGTTGATGGTACTTTATCTGTGACAACTATTCTTCCTGCACTATCACCTCTAGATGGAGATACACCGTAAATTTTAGGTGTGTTATCACTATCTTTTGCATCTGGATCAAATCTCTGGTCTTCTCTCCTAGCCCTCAATCTAAAATATAATTTGTGTGTCTTTGCGTATGTTGTTGCTTCTGTTAATTCACCATTTAAAGTCAATAAATTTTTTGTCTTATCATACCTACCAACGACACTCATAGGTCCAATATACATGAAATCTATTGGACCACCCATAGCTTTATTTCCTACAACGATTTTTACTTTATTTGCTGGCGATATCTCACCAAAAACATCCGGAACTTTATCTCCCGATTTCAATTTCTTTTTTGTTTTCAATTCTGAATATGCAGTAGTCATAAATTTCTTTGCAATACCAGGAACTGCTAACTCTAATCCTTTTAAACCGCCGCCTGCAAGTGATGGTGCAGATTCACCTTTCAAAGAACAATTTATTTCAATAGTCTTTCCACCTTTTCGCACATATATTACAACATCAGTATAAGGTTCTGAACCACCAAGTTGTCTACCTGTATATTTTTCAGCATCAATGACACCCTGTAATATGGTTTTACCTGCCTTAAGTGTTATGGGACTTTTTGCATTGGCTTTCACAGCCTTTTTTATTTCTTGAATAACACCATTCTCTTGTCTTTCTGCTGACGCGCCGGCCATAAAAACCTCCAATTTATTGGAGTATTTATGCTTACATATATCTTCGGATGATATATTTTAGACCACTAATTGGATGTGTAGCAATGTAGTTCATACTTTTAATCCACCAAATTTATCGCTTGTGTTTCGTTCACGATTGCCGTAAGTATTTAAAGGTCTATCAGGAATATCATCTTGACCTGAATCAGCCAAATCTCTCTGAGCAGATTCTTCTACATCATACAGCCTCATCTTTGATCGGTCAATACCGACAACGAATCGTTTATACAAACTTGGATCATTGTAACGATTCTTCAACTGTTTCACAAGAATTTGATTTAGATTTTCAAGTTCTTCATTTGTCACAAGAGCAAACATAAAGTCTGCTGTTGCAGGCAAACCAAACGATTCAGAAGTATCTTCAAGACCAGGATCAGAATTAGAATAACCACTTCTTGTAGTCTGTGTTGCACTTACGATTGGCAGATTGTTCTCAACAGCAAGGCCTCGCAGTTCTTCTGCAATACTCTTGATATAGGTATAACTGTTTACACTACCGCCTTGTTTGATTCGTGATGATGAACAGATATTCAGATAGTCAATGAAGATAATATCTGGCTTGAAACTCTTTTTCAATGCAAGTTCATTCAACAACGCACGGAAGTGGAGAGCAGAAGCACTTGCAGTCGGATACTCTTTAATGATTAGCTTACCTTGAGTTTTGTTTTTGATGACCTCAAACTTTCGTTGATAGTCACTCTTACCCATGGTCTGCAATTCATCAAGAGAGACATTCAAGAGGTTAGCATCAATACGCTCTGCAATTCTTTCTTCTGCCATTTCCATAGTGATATACAATACATTATGTCCTTGTGACAAACATCCTGCTGCAACATGGCACATGAACAAAGATTTACCAACACCAGTACCAGCCAATGCAATGTTCAAAGTTTTAAGTGGCAGACCACCTTTAGTAATCTTGTTGAAGATATCAAGATCAAACTTCACTTTGGATTCTACGCGATGATAAAAATCAAATCGTTCATCTGCATCTTGAATGTAATCATGGCCAACATGACTGTCGAAAGATATACCAAGTGCATCAGCAAGTAGCTTTGGAATCTCACCTTTGGTTTTCTTGGTGTCTTTATCATCAAGAATACCAACAGATTCCATGATTGCATTATAGATTGCTTTGTCTTGACAAAACTTTTCAGTCTGCTCTGTTAGCCATTTCATTTCAACCCGTTCATCTTTGTTTTGATGAATGTTGTTGAGTAGTTCTACTGCCGATTGAAGTTGTTGTTCAGATAGATTCTTACTCTCAGTAAGATTGATAACTAGGGCTTCGTGCGTGGGAAGATTCTTATACTTGTTTGTAAAATCAAAGACTTCTTTGAAGATTACTCTTTCAGTTTGATCCGAAAAATAATTGTCTCGGATAAAAGGTATTACTTTACGGGTATACTCCTCATTGTAGATTAAATTCTTGAGGATTGTCTGTTCGATTCTGTTCATCATTCACCTTAGATAACATAATTTCAGTAAGTATATCGCCCATTATTGTAACATAGTCTGTATCATTTTTCAATACTTCAATGTCGTGTTCACCCGGATTAACTATTGTAAATCCAAATTGAAGTTTGGCAAGAGCACCTTCTTCGATAACTCTTGCCTTGTGATAATGGTAGACAACGCCTTTATATTCACCTTCGATAATATGAATTCCGGTGACCTTATCTACCACACCTTCATCCATTTCTCGGTTGATATCTACGAAAACAAAGTCTCTACCTTCTTTATACTTCATTTTCTTCCACCATAGCAAGTTCTGCATCAGTTCCCATAATGTTTCCAAAAGCAATCTCATATTTTTTCCTTACATATTCTTTAAAATCAGAATCAGCTAGAATGTCATTCCAAAATTCAGCAGTTTGTGTATCTATGAGTCGATGTTTATCACCAATTTCTCCTGTGCTTTTATCTACCTTTGCATACCAACCATTAGTGGGTTTTGAAACGTGTCCAGACTCCAATGCAATGTCAAGTAGACCAGACCACTTACTGATACCACCATCAAAAGATACATTGATAGGTATTTTAGATTTTTCTTTAACATATCGAGACTTCTCCACATTAATAATAAAATTGTAACCTACGATCTCTGTGCCGTCTTTCTCTTGTTGACGACCGATAATGAAAATATTATCAGCAGAGTAATATGAACCTGTACCACCACCAACGATATCTTTTGGATACAGACCAATCTCTTTGTAAGTATGATTCACTACAACCATCGGGATATCTTTAAGATTCAAGTGAGGTGTGACCATACGGAACAAACTCTTAACTTGTTTTGCACGGCTCATATCTGCAACTGATTTACCTTCAAGTGCATCTTCAACTTCTTTCTTTGATGCAAGGTTACCAATCGAATCAAGAACGATGATGAGTTTATCACCGCGAGTCACTTCGGCTAATTGTTGCATGATATCAAATTTCAACTGTTCAATATCAGTCAGAGGTGTATGCAAAACACGATCCATATCAATTTGAAATGTCTCAAAATATTTGATTGGTGTGCCAAACTCTGAATCATAGAATAACATGATTGCATCTGGATACTTATCGAGATATGATTTTGCCATAAGCAAACTGAATGCAGTTTTAAAATGCTTACTTGGTCCTGCCCACATCGTAAGCCCTGGTGTCAGACCACCATCTAGACTACCAGATAGTGCTACATTAACCATCGGTACTTCTGTTGTTACCATGTCTTTCTCATTAAAGAACTTTGATTTTGCCAAAATGGCACTTTCTTTAATTGTCGAATTCTTTTTTAGCTTATCCAATAGACTCATAATAATCTCCTAATGTTTATATTTTTTATGCGGTACATCAAATACGAATGTAATTCTAGTTACATCACCAACATTAACGGTGCCATGAGGTAACTTATTGTTGAACCATAACAATGTACCTGGTTCAACTATAACTGATTCATCACCTACAGTATACTTGTATGTACCTTGTATTGATAAATGGTATCTATCCTTTGTTTGATAATAGCTACCAACATCTATGTGTGTACCAACTATATCACCAACGGGTAGAGAAAGAAAGCCACATCGTTTGAAATCTTTGAAGTGTCGTTTCATAAAACCAATAATCTCGGTGTGTCGATAGTATGCTGGCGTTACTGCACAAATTTCTGTGTCACCAACATACTCATCTAGTCTTGTGATACCACCCATAACTAACTGCAAGACACCAGCACGGACAATAGTATTACCACCAACTTGATCGGTGTTTTCCATTGTCTTCTGAATACCCCAATCTTCAGGATATTGTTCAAGCTGTCTCACAATCTTTGAGACATTGATGCCGGTTCGAATTATCTTTATGTTATCCAAAAAAATCATCCAATGAATTTCGCTTCTCTGTTTGCCAACCGATAGAATCTAAAATGATCTTGATCGGTTCCATAAAACACTTCTCAAACTGCATATCATAATCAACATACTTTTCCATACCAAATTCTTTTGGCAATCTAGATGGAAAAGATATGACACTATCTTTCATAGGATTTGGTTGCTTAAGATAGGTAAACTTCAACTTCTCACCATTTTTAATTGTCTCATACTTCTTGGTAAGATTAAGTTTATTGAGCATATCATTATATAGAATCGCACCCTTAACATGAATAGGAGTACCTTTCTTATATAGAGTAACTGGATCAGAATACTCTTTGACACCATTTACACCACGAGGAAAACAAATTTCTTCTACAGGCAAAGATTTGAATTCTTCACGAAAGTTAGCAATAAATTCTTGCACAGTTTGTTCATCAGACTTCATAATCAAATGTACCACTTCATACATCTTGCCACGAACCATAGCCGGCGTTGAAGATTTAACCATCTCAAGACCCATAACTTTAACATCAGGTTCATTATACTGCACACCTTCATTGTTGTAAACATTCAATGCATATCTTTTCTTTGCAGTCCAAAAACCTTTGTTAGAAAGACCTTCTCGCTTCATTTGCATTTTCTGTTCGTAAGCGTGAGTATAGTCAGCAAGTTCTTCATAACTTTTGTCAATGAACGGTTGAATTTTATCTTCACATATCTTGTCCATGATAGAGATAACTTTGTCAATTGCGAAGTTCGGCTGAACGATGCTACTTATCAATGGACCAAGATTGAGATAAATTGAATCTGTATCTGAAGCAATAACATAATCTTTACCTTCTGTCTTTAATACCTGATTCATGTATTGATTGATTTTGTTTTCAATCCAACGAATAGAAAGTTGACCAGCAGAAGTAACACCAATAGCCATACGCAGGTCATAGAAACGAAAGTATTGAGAACCAAGGGCACCGTAAG